GTTCGGATGGTATCCTATCGGTAGCTGCCTTCAAATCAAACGAGTAAACGTGAGACTTTCCCGTTGTGCTCAGGGACTCCACTATTTTCTCAGAAAGAGCTTCCAAAGGTTTTCCTTGGTTATGAGTACCATCCTGAGGGATGATAGTCAGTACACTCTTAAAGATATATTCATGAAGAGGGAACAGTAGACACTGTATCCACCATGTCACCATGGCCACAACTCTCACTTTCCCCGCTGGCTCAGGTATTTCATGGAGCCGACCTAAACGGAGGTGTTTAGACCAATCTCTGGCAAACATATAGCCGGTCCGACGATGAGTTCCCTCGTCGTCTTTAAAAACGTCTATAATTCTCAATATGTGAAGTGAACGTTCAGCTAGGGTTTCCCCTACTTTATGGTTGTGCTTACGCATATAGAGCATCTTTTCAGATGTTGTCGAACCAAATTCCGTACTGGAGTTTGGAATCGACCCTACCATATCCCGGATTAAACCCAGGAACTTGGTGTTCATTGTTCGGAGACAATAATCTTCCAAACTCTTAAACCAAGGGGTTGATCTATGATTCCAGATCGCTAGTGCATCAAATGCAATGGCCCACATGGCTCCTGTTTCCGGCGGAACGTTTGGTCCCGAGGTTAGTATCGGTAATGCCTTAAAAGCAAGACGCGGTACTGGAATCCTTTTCAGGACTCGCCCTGCAAGGGGTACGTTCCCCTTGAACCATGACAGGAAAGCGCTGAATTCAGCTAATGCTGGTTCAATGTCAACCACCTTAGGGTCGGTAATGGTCTGGTAAGAGGATTTGCCTTTGCATTCCATAATCCGGTATACTCCGAGGAGTGATAACCAGAAACGGATCACGCTGACATCTCCCCGCATAATTGCGACCCGATGTGATGGCGAGATTACTCTCGGAAGGTTACCAATCCCTCTTGCATGCACACCGCCCAATGAGCGCACATCAGATACAGGTCCTTGTGATACTGCCTGCATAAGCGTAATTTGGCAAGCCTTAACGTACTTAACGAGACTAGAAGTCCCGCCTTTCCAGTGTTTGCAAAACCGTCCGAAGCGAACTAAAGCTTCAGTGAAAGACTTTCCACGCCGACCTGCTATCAAGCTTGAAATGGCTATGCCAAATCTTGCAAGTAGCCCGGTAAAGTTTCCTATACCGGAACCAAGCTTTTCATTTCGAGTACGATCTCTACGATCCAAGAGCATGTTTATCATGTCTTTTGATAAGATTGTAGGATTAACCTCGTCTTGTTAAGCCACTGTTTCCACGGGGACCACTCCTCCATCTTACGACCCGAAGGGCTCGGATGGTTGGAGGTCCTATTTAACCGTATCTCAAGATAAACCCAGGGATCTACTCTCCTATCACAGAGGTAGCCTTTGATAAATCTATGATACGCCGTGGGCAGCAGGTTCATTGGAAATGTCGGACGACGTGTCCTTTGCCTTATCTAAAGCTTGTAGCTAAAGAGCTTCAATGCCTCAATAAGAACAGATTCAAACCCAGGGATCTCCTAAGATCTCAAAGTCGTTAAGTAGCAGATTCGATTTCCTTCCTTTCGGAAGAAAACCTACCATAAGGATAAATCCTTTACTGTACAGAACTA